TGATAGCATTTCTCTCACGAGAAACTTCTATTTTTTCTTTATCAACTTCATCTTTTTGAGCTAATCTTGCAACATCAAGTGTTTGATCATTTTGATCACTTTGAGTTCTTCTAATTAAATCTGCTTTTCTGATATTTAACTCCTCTTCTTTTAAGTCTACTAAAGGATCTTTACCCACATCAGGCATATTTGTTTTTTCATTAAGGACTAATTCTTGTGTTAGCTCTGCAATTCTATTTGCAATTGTTTTTTGACCTTCAACTTGTATCGCTTGTAATTCTTGAGGCTCTAAAGGAGTATTATTAGCTTGTGCTTGTTGTAATGCCTGTTGAGTAGATGCTGCAACCTCCTCTTCAGCCATAGCTGAAATGTGATCTTGTATGTGTGCTTGTAATGACATTAATACTGCCATGTTATTTTTAACTAAATTCGAACTCATAAAGATTTGATGTGTCTTAATATGTGCCATGTGATCTTGTCCAGGAAAGACAAGTGCGGGTAAACCTCTTAATGAATTTGCATTTTCTTTACCTGGATCTAAAGGCACAGGTTGAGGTGGATCTGGCAAAATTTGTTCAATGTTTGGCACTCTTAAGGCCACATACATTCTTCTATAAGCCTCTCTAAGATTATGAAGTTCAGGCGCTGTCTGTGCCATTTGTAATTGTGTTTGTGCCATTGATATTCTCTGTGACATAGAAAACATACTAGGATCACTAACAGGCATGACATCGACTCTATCGTCAAAGTCAGCTTGTTTAATTTGTGGATTTATATTGCCAACATTGTAAGGGTATTGTGGCATGTACATAGCAAAAGTTTTTGCTAATAATTTAAATTCTTGTTTTTGTGAATTATGTAATCTTTTATGTATGGAACTCATTACTATTGTTCCACGCTCCATTAAAGCTACTGTGGTGCCGACAGGTGCGTTTTGATTTATTTGTGCATCACCTATTTTCGCGTCTGCTACAGATACAAATCTTTTTGCTGCATCAACACAGAATCCTAATAAGTTGAACAGAGTTGCATCTGGACCTTTATAGGGTAGATTAATTAATGATCCTTGTATCGTGCCACTCGGTGCATCAACATCTCTAAACTCTCCTGGTTGTAATGGTTGATCATCATCTCTAATTCTTAACCCACGAGCTTTAAAACCTGCAGGTAAATTTGCTAGGGTTCCTGCGTCTAGTAGCTGACGCAAAGCTAGTGTGGCAGTTTTTGATAAGCCACCTATCATGTGAATTAAACCAAAACCATAAAACCCTAGACCTGGAAGAAATTTATAATGAACAAAGTACGCTTTCTTTTTTCTTAAAGGATCTCCATTTTCATAATTTCTATATATACCTAAAACTTTACTACTGCTTTCATCTATAGTCACAATGTAAGGTAATTTTTGACCATCATCATCTTCATAGCCTGGCAGATCTAGATAGCAATGACACTCATACAAAGTGTAAATGTCTGATGAATATCCTCTCGATTGTACACCCTCAATGTTGTTATATTTATCTTGCACCTGATCAGGTTCGTCATAAGCTCTTAATTCAATATCTCTGTACATACCAAAGATTTGTTTTTTTCTTAACTCAATCTCATTCATTTTTATAATGTGAGTCACTCTCTCAGCATCATCTAAATAACTCGCACCATAAGGGACTACTAAGTCCTCCGCAGGTACAAATAATGATTTAGCTTTTTCCTCTGTGCTATCATAAAAAACTTTTCTAAATGTAGATCCCGCCAGAGGTAGATAAAATAACATTTGATCAGTTTCTGTTTCATAATCTTCCATAACATAAGTTATTTGATAGTTCATATAATCACGAACTCTTTTGGCTTGTTCCTCTAACGCCTCATTAGACTCACCAATAATTTGTGTTTTAACAGGACCATTGGCAGGTAATAATTCTTTATATGCTTGTGACTGAAATTGAACAGCAGCCTCTGATAGTACAGGATGAGTAACTGCAGACGCTCCTCTGAATGGTCTAGTTCGCTCTTCATATTTAAATCCTAAAAGATCTAAGCCTTTTGTATATTGAGTTTCCCAATCCTCTCTGGATGATTGATCATCTTTTATTGCAGACATCAACTCTATAGAAATATTATCTAATTGTTCGTCACTTAAAAAATTTGCTAAATTAGAATTAAAATCTTCTTGAGGTTTTTCTGCATCCGCTAATGGTTGCATATTACCTTTCTCATCTTCGACAAACTCAGTTATTACATCCTCTTGTCCTGGAGTAATTATTTCAAGCGGATCTCCCTCAACTTCTAATTTATCTTTATTATAATCTATGTCTGTGCCAATTCTATCTTCTATCGCCATTATGATATCCTTGTCTTTGGTCTTTTGTTTGGTTTCATAAATTCAAATCCTCGTGGTCTAACTATTCTAACGGGCTTTTGTTTTTTTACGACTACTTTTTTCATTTTACATGAATGGTAATAATTTATCTAATTTACCTGGCTCAACTGTGTTTATACCACTGTCTATATTTTGCTCTTTATTTCTTCTTTCCTGAGCTATTTGATCTAAAAGTTGTTGTTTTTGATCTTCATTCAATGGTTTAATATTTTTAAATTTTTCATCTATCATTCGATCTGACATAATCTCATTAAATTTTTCATAATCCGCAGGGGTATAAAGAGTCGCTGCCTCTAGCTCTCTTGGAAATAAAAGTTCAAAGGGTAAGCCAAAACCTACAGCCTTTGTCCCTGACATTAAAAGATCAGAGGCTTGACCAGATTTGACTATACCCATAATAGCACTTGTAAAAGCTGCAATTTTTTTAGGTCCTATTTTTTCAAATGCATTTTTTGTTATGGTTTTATTATTTACTGCGCTTTGACTACCCGCTGTTGCTTTATTAACCTCTGCCATAATCTCGGGAACTACTACTGTGTTGTAATATTCTGCTACTGATTTTTTAAGTCTAGCAGAAACAAGACTTTTTATTTTATTTTTTGTGTAAGGTTTATCTGTATCAGGATCAACTTTTCCAATAAATTCTACAGCAAACTTATCAAAACTTTCTTGAGGTAAATTTTTTACTAAGTCATCAATGTACGGATCTATAGATTTTGCTACTGTGACATAGCCCTCATTTTTTTCTAACGCTTCCGTTATAATTTTTTTTACACCCGTATCTGATCTAGTAGGGATTTTAAAACCTGTTTCAATTTTAGATGTTCCTTTGATAAGATCCTCTTCTGGTATAACCCCACCCTCTATAAGGTCAGTCATCTTTGGACCTGCTTGATAAGACGGATATCGTAATTGATATTGTTTTTTTGATTCTTGATAAAGTGCAGCAGTTGCCGCTCCTGGTAAAACTTTTTTTACTCTTTCATAAAAAGTTGGAAAATCTTCATTTGGTTTTGGCACAGGAAAAGTAAAACCCGCGGGTAAAGCTGACTCTATTCTTGGTCTACCTTTTTGAATTGCCTCTACTAAGTCAGGATAAGGTGCCGCCATCTCAGGGGTAATAATTTCACCTGCTACAAAACCATATTTCTTTGCAAGTTTCGCTGCCTCACTAGTATTAGATAAACCTAAAAAAGTTTTACCTTTTTTATTAAATTGTATACCTGTTCCTTTATCTCTTGATATACCCACGGGAAAATCTCCTGTAGGTTTTAAGTCAGATGACAATGTGGATGGTAATTTACCTTCACTAAAAAAAGTTTGGTTCAAAGATAACTCTCCTGTAGGTAAGCCATAATCTTTTATAACACCCTCTAAAAAAGTATCTAAAGATGAAGCTGCTGTCTTTTTTTTAGTCATTAACTATAATACTCGTACTCTCTATAATCTTTTGCATTATCAATATAATCATCTTCTAATTCTACAAAGTTTCCTGCACGATATCGCATTAATGCTTGTGTCGTGCTATCAACATAGTCGTCAAACTCTCCAAATGGAAAGGCTGCACATTCTTCAATTAATTCATGTGCCCACTCTCTATCAGGATAAAATACCTTACCTGACTCAAAGATAGGCGCAATAGAATTAACTCTTGTCAACTTATCATTACCTCTACTAGGTGTAAAGTTCGATATAGGTATACCTAATCTATTTAATTCTTGCGTTAATGGTGCTCCCGATGCTTTTTGTTCAATGATCACTGTATCAGGATCCCAATATTTGTACTGTTCCATTGCAGCTTTTTTTAATTCAGGAAAGTCCCATCTGCCCTTTAATGCATCGAGAAGCAAGACTCCTGTGCCAAGCATCCCTTCATGTTGAAACACACCCCACGTTGTAATAGCAGAATAGTCAGCTGTTTCTTTAGAAGAGAAAGCAGTATCGTAAGATTGTATAGTATGCAACATAGTGGGCATGGGCTTCTCCCATTTAGACCACCATTCTCTTTTTAGGATTGCTGTTTCTTCTGATGTAGGATTCTGCTGATATTGTGACTGCCACTTACTTTCACTAATTGCAGCTTTAACTTTTAATAATTCTTCTGCTTTCCAATACTCGGGCCATACAGGATTACCACTTGGTAATATAGCTGGAAACTCTATAACATCCCATTGATCACCCCTGGTGCTTTTTGCCTGAGCTTTTATTAGTTGTCCTGTTAAATCTTTCTCAGACCAACGTGTCATAACTACAACAATTGATCCTCCAGGTTGTAAACGTTGTCGTGGTCCTGAAGTATACCACTCATAAACATTATCCATCGCTGTAGAACTTAGTGCATCTTGTTCTGTGTGTGGATCGTCAATGATTAACAAATCAGCACCACGACCTGTGATTGCTCCACCTACACCTGCTGCATAATATTCACCACCATGATTAGTTTCCCAACGACCAGATGCTTTACTGTCTGTAGCAATACTCACATCAAAAACTTGTTGAAACAAAGTATCATCTACTAAGTTCTTCATCTTTCTACCGAACCGTGTAGCGAGTTCCGTGTTGTGTGATGTTTGTATTATTTTTAATTTGGGGTTTCTGCCAATCATCCATGCAGGGAAAAGATAGGATGCAAATTCAGATTTAGTGTGTCGGGGAGGCATGTTTACGATTAATCTCTTAATCTCACCTGTAGCTATTTGCTCAAACTTTTCTGCTATCTGTCTGTGATGAGAGCCGTCTATAAATTCAGGCCAACAATGTTTAACGAAAGGTATAAATTTTTTCTCGCAGTTTTCTAAATAAGTTAATCTCTCTGCGATAAGTTTTTGTTCTAGTTCTTCTCGTTGTAATGAGTCTAGATCCGTGTTTCTTGAAACTTGATTCATTAGCCAAGAAGTAGGTTAGTTGTGCCACCTGCTAATCTTCTACCTTGAGCATCAATTCTACCTGATGGTGTGTCTAAGAAATCAGGAACTTGTCCCTTTGGCTCACTAGTCGCCAGAGTATCTATACCTCCGCCACCTTGTGGTGCATCAACACCAACTGAATCTTTTTGTACGGGCTGTGGACTAGGATCATCGTCTTTTTTCTCAAACATCCTTAA